AGATTTCAGACGAATGCGTCGACGAATCAATACTCGCCAATGAATATGAATTTACGGCAGACGGGGGGCGCGCATAATGGGCAAGCAATTTGCGGAAGTGTCGTGCCGCTATGGTGCGCCAATGGGGCGCCGTGCCGACGGTTATCTTGAAACCGATTTGCCGAGATTCGTCCGCCTTTATCGCGTGCGCCTCGATTCCGGCGGATATGACGACGGCGGCGCATACTGGGGAATCGGCACGCCACTATGGTGCGCTGAAGACGGCGACGGCAATCGGCAATTTACGCGCTCCAGTAGTCGCGAGCGTGCCGCGCTTATTCTGGGCATTCCGAACATCGCACTAAAGCGGCCATTGCCCGGCGCGGGCGTGCCGTTCGGTCTGGCGCTGCTAGATGGTCGCGCACCAATACCGGAAGGTTTCACGCGCGAAAACATAATTGATTGGCTTGAGCGCTCCGGCGCTAAGTTCGGCCGCGAATAGGAGAACTAAACATGTACGCGCAATTGCACAAACTAGGTTCCAACTATGCCGACCGCGATATCTTGCGGCATTCAATAAAGCGCGAACCAATGGCACACCATAAGGCCGGACTAAGTTTTACGGCCAGCGGATACGGCGCCCGGATTCCGACGGAATATATGGTCTGGTATAACGGCCACTGGCGCCGCGTTTATTGCCGAATCTACTCAAACGCCGGTACGCTGTTTATCGGCGCCAATCCGCGTGACGGCATGATAGTCGACGCATACGACGAATAACGGGGCGCGCTTGAATGGCATATCTAATCGGAAGTTTTAACTCGATGGTATGGTGCCTATCGTTTGCGCTGGCGTGCTACGGAATATGGCTTGCGCTCGACGGCGGAATCCTAGCGGGCGCGCTGGTGTACGCGGTCGCCGCAATCGCCCGACTATTCCGCATGGCGCCCCCCGACTAGGCGCACCAGCTCCGACCAACAAAAGCCCGGCATCGTCCGGGCTTTTTTGTGCACGCCATCACCTGGGCACGCCATCACCTGGGCACGCCATCACCTGGGCACGCCATCACCTGGGCACGCCATCACCTGGGCACGCCATCGCCTGGGCACGCCATCGCCAGACCGCCAGACCGCCAGAAACGGCGCCAGACGCGCGCAAGCCGCTTGCCCGGTACTACCATAGCGCCCCGATACCGAAAGCCGCGCCAGCGCGATTCTAGGCGCCTTGCCGCGCCATCCGGGCGCCAGTGTCGGCCGCTTTTCCGGCCGCGGCGACCGTCCGGGCGCCCGGCGGGCGTTACGTTAACGTAAACGTCAGCCCGAAATCCGGGTGCGCGCGACGTTCCGCCTGGCCTGGCCGCTGGCCTGCAGGTGCGCCGGGCACCAGGGGTGGGGGGCACTATCGAGCTGCGCGCGGCCGTTACTTTGCCACCCTGACTCGCTCCAAAATTTTTCGGGCCGCTTACTTTGCCACCCTCGTTAGACCCGGAGCCGCTTACTTCGCGAACCCGACTCGTCCTGGTTGCTAGTTCAACAAAAAGTTGAATATACTGTTTCCAACACAAACGACCGCCGGCCAGCCCGGCACTTGGAGGATGACATGAGAGCTAAATGCGCGCTGTGCAATGGGGCCGGAAAGCTGGTCGACAAGGGCCAGGCCGATAACTGCACCCGTTGCTACGGCACTGGCGAGGTCTTCATCGACGAGAACACGCCTCCGGCACCGTCGACCCTGAATGTGACCTATGTCGACTCGCCGAAAGAGCCGCACATGACACCGGAGCAGGTCGAGGAGGCTCACGAGCTGCTGAAGCAATACCGCAAGATCGTGGAGTCATTTAGCCGGCTAATGGGAGACCCGCAAAATATCGCCGAAGACATGGACCTGTGCGTCGGAGGTCGGGTGTTCCCGGCGACCTGGCGTGAGGCGATCAGCCTGCCGGTGCAAGCGCTCGTCGTGCAGCAGGAGATGAAGTACCGCCAGCGCCTGCACGCGCTTGGGGTCGATGTCGAGGCGCCGGACTGGGTAAACTCGATCAGCGGAGAGGAGCGCTGGGTGCTCGCCGAACTCGCCAAGTTGATGGGCAAGCCGTTCGGCGAGAAGTGAAGTCAAACCGCTCGACGGAAAAGCCATTTTGGCGGACCATTTCGTTGAGCGGTTTCTCGAAAAACCTGAGCCATTTTGTTGAGCGGTTTACGCCACGCGCTGAGCCGAAAACCTGAGCGACCTGACCATGAAAATCAGCGAGAAGCAAACGGCTTGTCTCTTGAGCAAACCTCACATCTACTTCAATCCCCTCTTGGGAAAGTGGACCTTCCGGGCCTACTGCGGGCCAAATTCCCACCTGTATAACTTCCCTGCACTGAGGCTATGCCATCGCTTGAACGGCAAAGCTGAGCCGAAAACCTGAGCGACCCGAGTATGAGTGATCATCGAGCCGGCTGGACGCAGCCGAACGGAACCGGGAAGTACCACTACTTCGACACGAACGACAGCCGGTCGCTCTGCACGGCCTGGATGACGGCCCGAACGAACTCGGCACTGTTCGAGCAGCGGCCACCAGGCCAGACCGATTGCCCTCGCTGCACGAAGCTCCTGACCCCGGAGTCATAACGTGACCAGAAAGCCGGTTTCGGTCACAAAATGGAAGATCAGCGCAATGCTGGTCATTTCCAGGTGGCTGATCCGGCTGAGTACGGTGTGCATCGTGCTCGGGATTGCCTACGGGGCAGTGTTCACCCTCCTTGCGAAAAGTATTCATCGACGGGCCTTGCGCAACCTGAAGTAGACGGTCTACACTTTAGTTGTGGAATTCAACAATAGGTGGTGCGACATGAGCAACTACGACGAATACCGTGATCAGAGCCTGGAGCTGGCGAGCCTGCGCTGCCAACTGGCTCACCACAAGTCCAATGCTGGCGCTGAGATCAACCGGCTCCGTCGTTTGCTCACTGAGCGCGCGGAAATGGCTGAGCGGGACCACATGATCTTCGAGCGCGCAGCTCGCAAGGACATGATCAAGATCGCCTACTTATCCACGTTCATCGGGTTCATGGCCGGTGTCGGCCTGACCGTCTGCGTCATCTAACCGGAGCACGACCATGAGCGACGACAAGAAAGTGGTAGCAATGCCTGGCGTTCGAGTTAACGTGAACCCTGAAATCCCGCAAGCGTTCTACGACCGCTTCAACGCCTTCTCGCTGGAGCTGACGGACCTGATCGTCCGCATGTCGAAGGACGGGATGCCAGCGCAACTCGTCATCGGGATGCTGGAGTGCGAGAAGGCCGACATCCTGGAAAGCATGTTGTACTCGATGACGACCGACGGCGAAGGGGACTGAATCATGGAAAACAATCGCTCGAAGCTCCAGACCAAGCTGGAGACCACTCGCTCGGCAACCGTTCTAGCTTCGTCTACCCCGACTCGGGGCGATCGTGAGCAATCCGCAGAACGCGGCCTTCTCCAGTTCCGCCATGATGGCAACGGCGATCATCGCGAAGATGATGTACACGGTCGCCAACGAAGGACCGGCGTTTGAAGTCACCAAAAAGTTGACAACCCAACTCCAGGGACGGATACTGTTGTTCCCAACATAAAAAAGCTGAGCAACAGCTTCGGAGGCAACCATGAAATCCCAAGAGATCAGCAAGCGTCGAACGGCATTCGCCCTAAACAAGCCCCACATCTACTTCGATCCAATCATGCGAGCTTGGGACTTTCGCATCGTCCGAGGTGACCGCTGCGCCGGGCCGTATCCTAAAGGGGCCAACGTAGCAGCGTTGGATTTCTGCCGTCGCATGAATTGCGTGGCTGATAGCGAAGACCGGTAGGGTTAGGAGACAACCATGAACAGCCCTGCAACAACCCCGGAAGGCGAGGTGATCGCCGTCCTGCGGCAGTGCCTCGCCCTGGCCTACGCCAGCAAGGACTTCGAGCTGCACTCGCGCATCCACAAGCTGCTTCGTCGCATCGAGAAGCCTCAGCGCTTCGCCAAAGGCGGCTTTACCGGTAACGGCCCGATTGTCGCCGTGCTGGATCACTGAGGGTACGACCATGAACAAGAGACGGTTCTCCGATGACCATCTGCGGATGCTCCTTGGCAACGGCGACCACCCGGCGAGCCTGCTGCAAACCCGCGATGTGGATTACGCCGAGGATGGCGTTAGGGTTTATTACCAGCAGCCGAAGTTCACGCTTTACGTCAACAGTATTGAGGTTGAGGACCTGCTTTCCGAGTTCCGCGCGACGCTCGATGAACTGGACGAGCTGCGTCGGCTGCGCACCAAACTCCTGGAACTGGTCAACCGGCCGTAGTCATCATGATCCGCCGTCGGCTGTCGAAACAGCACTGCCGCTGCACCTCGAAGACGAAGTGCGGAAAGCGGTTCAAGGGTTCCCCCGGCGTGACGCCCTGCCCGCATTGCGGGGCCGCCGGACGCCTCGATAAGTGGGCCGACCGGAAACCCTGGCGCGCCAAGCTCTGCCACTGCGACGGCTACTCGTGGAGTATGCGAGGCTCGCCGCACCGTGAAGGCTCAGGCGCTTGCAAGTACAACCCGGCAAACTGGGAGGACGCATGAACGTCTTCGCTTTGCCCGAGCGGGTCCACCCCCGCATTGAGGTCTCAACGACCTTCACGTTCGACGACACCGCCTGCTGGCTTTGGTGCGGTGAGATCAACCGCAACGGCTACGGCCGGGTGTGGATCAACGGCAAGCGCGTGATGACGCACCGCGTCGTCTACGAGCTGCTGGTTGGGCCGATCGAAGCCGGTCTGGTGCTCGACCACCTCTGCCGGAACCGTCGGTGCTGCAACCCGAAACACATGGAACCGGTGACCGTGCGCGAGAACACGCTGCGCGGTGAAGCACGGCTCTTCCAATCAAACCAACTGCAGTAGCAGGGAAACCTATGAACACCAATACCAGCTTCGTCGTGCGAAACAAAAACTGCCCGCACCCTGCGGCTAATCGGTGAAAAGCTCATCCAACTCGCCAGCTTGGCCGAGCGTGCCGACGGTGTTGACCGTCCGCTCAAAGTCGAGGGGGNCGTCATGCTCCACGAGATGTCAGACGATAAGCGCGACGAGATTGTCTACGTCCTTCAGGTCGGCGACAGCGAGATGCGGATTACTGTCGACGCGCACACGCTCGAACTCGTTGGCCGCAAGGGCTTCTACCGGATGGGGAACGTGATGCCGGACCCTACCTTCAGCGTGGGTAACGTCGAATCACCATACGATGCCGCAGTTGAGCACTTCGCGGATGTCGGGTTTTCCTCGGCGCGCCGAGCTTGCGAGGAAGCCGACCCCTTCGCGCAGACCGAGCAGCAGCCGGTAGCCACGATATTGCTTCCCGATCCACTCGATGAACGGGACGGCATCCCGCTTAGCCATGTGGACATTCGACGACTAGCAGCACTCCCTGCGGGCACCAAGCTCTACGCCGCCCCCGTCCCGCAGACCGAGCAGCAGCCTCTCTTCTACATCAACCCGTTTGTAATTGACGAACTGGAGGGGAAGCGCAAACCGTCTCCAGGCGGCCTTACCTGGTCTCGAACAGCATGCGGCCATTGGACGTTCGCTGTATACGCCGCCCCCATCGCGCAGACCGAGCAGCAGCCTCCGTACCCACATGAGGCAATGGACGTTATTGCGACGTCACGATATCAAGTCGTGGCCTCCGGCTCAGGCCCCCTTAGCCGTTACTACGTGCGAGCCGGAGACGGAAAGTGTGAGCTGTACCGTGGGGGCAAATCAGACTGCGAGCACGTCGCGCGGAAACTGGCGGGCGCTTTTCTAGATGGCGGGCTCACTGCCTTTGGGCTCTACGCCGCCCCCATCGCGCAGACCGCCCTGACCACCCAAGGAGCCGTCGAGCAATGAACGCCCAGGCACAACGCATGGCCGAGCTCGAGCACAGCCTGCAGGTGGCGCTCGAGCAGGCCAGGAGCTACCAGCGCATTGCCCTGCGTGCGAAGCGAGAGGTTGAATCGCTGCAGGCGGAGTGCCAGTCATTGAGGGATCGCGTGGCCGCCCTGGAGAAGGGCGCGCCTCTCATCAAGGTGACCACCAAGGCGGCGGCCTACACCGCCAGCACCGGCGAGACAGTCCTTGCCGCGTGCCGGAGGATGCACGCCGAGGGTATTGGCATCGAGGCGGCGGCGCGCGAGATCGGATTCGGCTGCTCGACCGACATGCGCAAGTATTTCACCCGGCGCGGCCTGGAATGCCCATGGCCGCAAAGTGACAAGCACGCCAACCTGTTTTCCAGAAAGATCACCAACCGCGACATGGAGAGATTTGCCAAGCTGAGGGACAGCGGAGTTCCGACCGACGTTGCCGCCGAGCGCATCGGCTACTCGCTGCAGGGCATCCAGGAGGCGATCCGAAACAGGCGCCCCGACCTGAAGGGCCGGGGTAAGCGGTCGAACAGCCGATGGGCTCAGCCTTGCGTCACCGCGACCGATGCGGTGAGTGCCGCCCCCGGTTCGTGATGATCCCCAGCACACACACCGCGCCTACCAGCCACCAGGCGCGGTAGTCTGGCGCCAGCTGGAAGAAGTTCACCCCGAAAATCTGCGTCAGTCCCGTATACCCTGCCAAGGCGGAGTACCCCGCCGCGTGTTCCTTCAAGCTCATTCTCACGTCCTCGATCATTCTCAGCTGGTCGAACCCTGTTCCTCCGGCTGAGTTCCGTGATCGCAGGCACCTATCTTCGCGCCTGATGAACGATCTCAGAAAAGACGATGCGTGGTATAGCCTCATGGTTTTCTCGCTTCCTGGCGCAAAATAGACGCCATGGCGTGTTGGTTGTCCGGTGGGCGCAAGTCCCTATGCGCCGCAGGATACCACTAGGATTGGCCGAGGGCTTGCTTCACGACTTCAGCCTTGCGGGCTTCGAAGGCCTCCCGCTCCCGCTCCTGGATCTCGAGCATGCGCGCCTCGTTCTGCGCGCTGTTGGCCTTGAGATCGTCGCTCAGCTTGCGCAGCAGCTTGTGCACACGCTCACGGCCCGCCGGATCGACCGGCTCGTCAGGAGGCGGCAGCAGAGCCTGCGCGGCCGGTGCCGGCAGCTTGCCGGCCTCCACCGCCTTGCTGAGCACCTGGACGCGCTGCGCCTCGTCCCAGCCGAGCGATGCTGTCCATTGCACAGGCTTGCCTTGCTCCCGGGCTTCCTTCACCAGGCGCTCATACGCCGGGATGAAAGCCATTCGAGCGCCGATCTTGTCGCCGGCCTGCATTACCGGCAACGCAGCGGCCCAGGCCTGGGCGATTTCATCCGTCCAGACGATGGTGGCGGATTCATCCAGGGCGCCGAGCGCAAGCGCCCAGGCCTCGTTCGCCGTCAGCCGGCCGCTACCTTCCTCGATCACGTCGACGATGGCCTTCAGGGTCAGCCTGCCATCGCTGTTAGACCGCAGCCGGGCGAGCGCCTTGCCAACCACCTCAAGCGGATACTTGGCCAGATCCTCGGCCATCAGCGCCGCTGTCGTCGGCTTGATCTCCTGGCCCAGCACCTCCGCCGTCGCGCATAGCTGCTGGATCAGTAGCATCAGCTCGTCGTCACTGAGCATGCTGCATCCCCCTCCGCTTCTGGATCAGCGCCATGGCCTCGTCTGCCGCGCTGAAGTTGGCCTGAGTCTGGTCTACCTGCTTGGCCCTGGTGGCGGTCATCGAGCGGCCGGTGGCCCATTGTGTGTAGATGGACTCGCAATCGGACAGCAGGTTTCCAACAGGGTGCAGCTTGCGGACGTAGAAGGCGTCATTCAGGGTCAGGTAGAACTCAGCCACGCCTGGCGCGTTGTCCTTGCCGACGCGCGAAATGATCTGGGCGATCTTCCCGCCGTTGGCCTTGTTCCATAGCGGATAGGTTCCATACCGGCGGTGGTAGGCGTTCGAGTACGCCATCCAGGTAGCGTAGGTCAGCGCCGCTGGATCTTTCGGCCCCGTCATGTCGTCCGGTCGCGGCTGCTCGAAGAGCGCCAGCGTAGAACTCTCTGGAGTAATCTCCTGTGTAGTCTCTGCTGTATTCTCTGTAATAGCTTGCTGGTTTTCCCCTTCCTTGCTTGGGGAAAAGTCACAGGCTTGTTTGGGGAAATTCCCCAAACTGGTTTGCTGGTTTTCCCCAAGCAAGTTTGCACGAAGCGCCTTCATGTTCACCCGGTAGTGAAGGCGGCAGGGAACGCCGCGCTTCAGCTCTTCGAGAACGCCAAGCTTGATCAAGGCCTTACGGGCGCCCTCCTGCTCGTAGCGGGTCATCCCGGTCTCTTCCTCCCATTCGACCTGGCTCTTGTAGAACCAGCCGTCTGGGTCGTTTGTGCGCCTCGACCAGTAGATGGCCTGCGACAACATCAGGGCACCGTTGATTCCGGCGCCAAGCTTCACGAATGGACGCTGGAAGGCGATCGGACGGTCCAGCAAATCGGAGAGGTTCAATGGACACCTCCAATCGCTTGCTCTGACCTGACCTGACCGGAGGCCAGGAAGCTCATACGGTTATTGCAGAACGACTCGCTCCAGACGCCTGTGAAGTCGCCGCGAATGACCTCTGCGATCAGTTCTGGCGCGACACTGAAGAACTCCCGGTTGCCGTTGTAGCGGAAGCGATCGAGGTGCTGGTGGACGCGACGCTCGACCCGATCGGGGTTCTCTACCTCTGCGTAGTAGATCACGTCGAATGTGCACGGCACTCCGGTCGAGGCGGACAGCTCGATAGCGCGCTGGCGCGGCGACCGCATGGTGCACCCGACCTTGTAGAGGCCAGGCATGGCGCTGTTCTCCATGATGTATACGAAACCGATGATGCTCATTGCTGCGCCCTCCACACTTCAGCCATGTCGATCTGCTTGCGGTCGAGCGCGGACGGTGCCGGCGGCGCAAGGTGGCGGCGAACTGCGCGGTCCAGCTTGCGCTTCAGGTTGTACTCGTTGAGCTGGGCTCGGCGGTAAGCGTCTACTTCCTGCTTGGAGAACTCCTGCATGGCTCGGTACTGTTGGTGGCCTTTGTCGATGTAGGTGAAGCCTGACATCGAGAGGCATTCCTTGCAGAACTCGGTGTACTTCTCGCGCAGGTCGTACTTCGCGTTCTTGCGCGCCAGCGTGGCGGCGTGCAGCTCTACGGCCAGCTGGCCGATCTTCTCCAGGCTCATACGTCACCGCCTTTGAACAGTTCAGCAAGGTCGATGCCGAAGGCGAAGAGCCATGCGCCGGCGGGCCATGCCTTCACAGAGCCATAGCGCTCGTCGACGACTTCAGCGGGGATCACGCCATTGGCTTTGCACCATGCACGCAAGGCGACGTATGCGTTTTTCGGCAGCTTGGCGCCGGTCTCTTTCTCCACGGCAGTTACCGTCGCGTGCCGGCTGCAGAAGCCCAGTTTTTCCTCCAGGCGCTTGGCCTTCTTCGTGGCCGCGGCGGCAGTGGCCATGGCAGTAGCCTCGCGCTTGCTGCCGATCAGGGCCTTGGTGGCGATGGCGTGATCACGCTCAGCCTCTGCCAGCAGGCGGGCCTGCTCGGAGTCCATGGCAAGCTGCAGCAGCTCCATGCGGGTTAGCTCTCGCTGCGGCGCGACGTAGCTGCCAGTCTTGCGGATGCTGGGAAGGACATCATGTGTCACCCAGCGCTTGAAGCGCTTTGCGCCAGGCTTCTTGCTGCCAAGGACCAGGCTGTATAGTCCTGGCTCGTTGATGATGACGACTTTCTGCATGCCACCAGGGGTGTGAATTGAACTCACCCCCTTCTCGTCATCGTCAAGGCGCTCAAGAGCCTTGCGATCTAGCTCTAGGGCGGCGAGGACATCGGCCGCAATGAACCACGGGCACCCCGCGTCATCGGTCTGAACACGAAGATTAAGATGATCAAATTGGAAGGAATGAACAGCTTGAGGTAGCATAGGGATGCTCCTTACGGCTAAGTAGCAATGCGCCCCGAACAGGTTCCAAGGCCTGCCGGGGCATTTTTTTTGCCTGCGAATCGCTGCAGACGGTTTGATATTAGCACAACTGGTTAGCTAGTCGAACCACTCTGCCCAAGCGAATGCAGGCCGTACCGGCCGATAAGCAGAGCATCGGCCACGGCCTGGCCCTTGGCCTTCTGGTCGAGAACACGCAGCTCGGGGAAGAGCTGGACGGCACGCGATCGAGCAGCGTCCTTGTCCGAACCGATCAGCCCGGCGTGCTTTTTCCAGGCCTGCGGCGTTACCAGGGTCAGCGGGATGCCCATGCCGGTGATGACGCCCTCCACCAGGCCGGCGGCATGGCCGAAGGTGAACACGCTCGAAACCCCCTGTTTCGGCATGCTGTGAACCGACTCCAGGTAGCAGTGCGCCGGCCTGAAGCTGTCGCGCACCGCCTCGCGCAGGTAGGCAGATACCGCCGCGCCGTTCACCCGGCTTGACTTTCCGGCTTTGATCGTCGGCATCAGCAGGTGGGACACATACCGCCCGTCGTCGTCGAGGGTGACGATGGCCCCCGAGCATCCTGGATCGCAGGCGATGATCATGCGCGCTTCTCCGTCTTCAGGAGGCCTGGCGCCAGCTCCAGGGATTCACGCCAGTCGCCAGCAACCTTGCCGGAATTGACCTCGGCGCGCATGCCACCGTCATTCACCCAGCCCACGCGGATGCGCTTCGGCTCCTTCTGCCAGAAGGCCCAGACGCCGCGGGAATCCTGCGTCAGGTAGTTCGCCCAGACCGGCGCATCATCCCACTTCGGTTTTCCGCTCGGATCGACAAGGGCGTCAGTGTTCGGCAGCTCGACCACCTTGGAGCCGTAATGCTCGCCGGTATTGCCGTTCTGCTCCACCACCTCCTGTCGGCCGGTTTGGTCGAAGCGGAGATCGGGACCGACCGGCTGGCGCTCGCCTTTCGTCGCCAGGCTCTTGAGCACTTCGCGCTCTTCCGTGGTCAACAGGTCTGCCGGGGCTTCGGCCTTCGGCTGGCGCTGACGGTGGAAGATAACCATGCCGGCGATGTAAACGATCGCCCCCAGCAGCTCGCGCTCGCGGGCCTCATGGGGCAGGCGCATACCCTCGGTCACCTTCTTGCAGACCTGGAAGGCCATGCCGGCGTCAGAATCCAGCAGCGCGCTGATGGTCTGCATGCGCTGCTCATGGAACGGTAGGCCGTTGGCGTGGCGCTCGGCTCCCTTGCCGGCGGCAGCCTGGTCGAAAGCAGCCTGCAGCACGGCGGCCAGCTGCTCATATCCTGGTGTGTTCAAGCGGATTTCCTCTGGTTATCACTGTAGAAACGCTGGCTCAGGCCGCACGGCAGGCGGCGGATGACGATCGCCACCGGCGCGCCGATGGTGCGGTTGATCGCCTGAACCAGCTTGTTGGCTTGGCCCTTGGTGAAGGCCTGGTTGGTTTCGAACAGGAAGCTGTCGCCCTCGATGCGGACCAGCGTGCAGCAGGAGGCGAAGTCCTTGACGGCCTGCCCTGCGATCAGGCGCTGCCGGAGCTGGCGCCAGGTGGCGTGCGCGGTCATTGCAGCACCTCGTCCAGCGCGACGGGGATCTCGTGCCCCTTGTCGCGCAGTTGTAGAACGCAGTCACGGAGCAGCGTCATCTGGCTGCCGTAGCAGTCCTCGAAGCGGCGCTTCCATGGGTGAACGGCAATCAGGCCGGGCTGCCCTGTTCCGTCCTGGTGGTGCCCGGCGCAGAGCGGCAGAACCGTCCAGTGCGCGTGCGGTTTCGTCCGGCCGTCTATGTGATGGATCGAGCAGTAAGTGTTACGAGACATCCCCGCGGTATCGCGGTAGCAGGCGATGCAGCCTATCTCGCGCGCCAACAGATCATAGAAGCGCTTCTGCTCAGCGCTTGGGGTTTTTCCTTTCATGGTGGTCCTCACGCGAACGCCAGTATTTCGTCGACGGTCTTGCGAAGCTGCTCTTCGCTGATCTTGAACCTGAAGACCTGCTTCAGCGCCGCCGTAATAACGTCCTGGTAAACCTTCTCGGCCTCTTCCTCGCTGCAGTTGGCAAAGCTCAGGCTCTTGGCCTCCAGCTTCACGTTGCCGCGGATGTCGAAGCTGGCCGTGTAATGGCCGGCGAGTATCGTCAGCTGCTTGCGGAACATGTCGAACGACGGCTCGACCTTCATGCCCTTGTACTGGACGTTCCACTCGTGCTGATCGGTGAAGTAGTCAAAGCACACGCCGAACAAGGCCATCAGCTTTCGATGGAACTTGTAATTGCGAGGGCGGACGAACTCGCCCGCCACCGCATCGCCTGTCTTGATCTTCTGCAGCCACTCGACAGCCTCATCGTCTGCCGGGGCGAGATACCCGCCCGGCAGTTTCTTGAAGTACAGGCGCGCCACGCTTATTCCTCAGTAGCCGCTTTGCAGAGGCACACGACCAGGATGCCGAAAAAGCACCCAATCCACGCGCCGACGATCATCCCGACCAGGAATTGCCAGCTCATCGCTAGATCCCCTGCGGGATTTCTTCACCGCCCAGCGCCTCGAGCAGCGCCGGGATGAACTCGCCAAGGGTGCCGCACATGATGGCGTAGGAGGCCTGCAGCTGGCCGGCTGCGTCGTCGCCACCATCCCACTCGGCCTGGTCCTGCAGCAGATCCTCGAAGCGCAGGCGGGTGATGCGCAGCTGGTCATCGAGCAGGAAGGACAGCTTGTCCTGCCAGGCCAGGGACAGCTTGGTAACCTGCTTGCCGGCGTCCAGGTGCTCCCGCACTTCGTCGCTGGTAAGATCCTGGCGCTTGCAGCGGACGATGCCGCCGTCTTCGTGCGTGTCGCGCAGCTCGCACTCGTCCAGGATGTAGAGATCATTGCCGGCCTTCTGCGCCTTGAGCCAGTCGGTCATGGTCGCCGACGGCGCGATCTTCACGGTCACCGGCCGGCAGGGCAGGGAGCCGATCGCCTCGCGCAGGGTCGACAGCAGGTCTTCGGCCTGGCGCGGGCTCGAGGTATCGACCAGGATCATGTCGCCGATGATCGCCGCGAAGGTGGCCTTGTGGCGCAGGAATGCCTGCGGCAGCAGAGACTGCACGATCTCGTCCTTCAGCTGGTCGCGCTCCTTCTTGTAGACCTTGCGCATTTGCTCGGACTCGATCTCGGCGATCTTCTTGGTCAGGGCCTCCTTCACCACGGAGCCGGGCAGGATGCGCTCGGTCTTCTTGGTGGCAATGATGGTCGCGTGACCGATGGCACCGCACTGCACGGTCATGCACAGCTCGGTGCCGCAGGGTGCGATGAAGCCATAGGTCGACAGCTCCTGGCTGGCCGGCTCGCGGTGCGGCTTCTCGGCCAGGGCCTCGTGGGTGATCTCGACGGCCTGGGTCAGGCGGTAAATGGATGCGTTCTTGAAAAATACGCTCATTGGGTGATGCCTCTTGGTTGTGATAATTTACTGTTGAAGTTCAGGATCAGAACGGGATTTCGTCGTCGAAGCTGTCGTAATCAGGCTGCTGGTTCTGCGCATGGCGCTGGCTCTGCTGCTGGCGCGGTGCGCTCTGCTGCTGGCGTTGCGGCGGTTGCTGATCTTTCTCTGGCCAGTCGATGATTTCGGTGCCCTGGCTCAGGTGGATCTCGGTGACGTAGCGCTTCACGCCATCCTTTTCGAACTCGCGGGTCTTCAGCTTCCCCACTGCCAGCAGGCGCTTGCCTTTGTGCAGCCACTGCCCAAGGAACTCGGCGGTCTTGCCGAACGCAACACAGCGGACCCACTCGGTTTTCTCAACCTTCTTGCCCTGCTTGTCCTTGTAGCTGTCATCGACGGCGATGTTGAAGTTCGCCACGGCATCGCCGTTCGGCATGTAGCGCAGCTCGATGTCGTTACCCAGGCGACCAATGCCTTCCCAGCGATTCAGATTTGCCATTGTTAAGCCCCCAGCAGCGCCTTTGCGCTTTTCAGATTGTTGATTGCAGCCAGTGCCTCAGCCGTTGCTTCATCGATTGCAGTGATGCCGTTGCCGATACCGTTGGCGACGTTGCCCATGGTGAGCATCGCGCTGTGAGACAGGTTGACCGGGATTCCGCAGACGTGGACCAAGTAGACCAGCAGCTGAACCGGCTCGTCGACGCTGTGCGTCCCGCGCTCGTAGCCACTGCCCCGGCTCTTGCTGACGCCAAGCGGGCCCCAGAACTCGGTCTGAGTCTTTCCGGCCCCCTCCCGCATCTGCTTGATGACCGGCCCTGTCAGCTGGTCGGGTTTTGTGATTTCCATTGAACCTCCGCGTTGGTTTGATTTCTGAGGGCAATGGTCACATTTCAGAACCACAAGAGTCAAGCATCTGGATTGCTTTCGTTCTGAATTGTGCGATACCAAAACCACGGAGGGATAATTTATGCCAGTGGACAGACGGTTTTTCGAAAGCCTGATGGCGAGCAAGAAGCTGTCAATGCGAAGCCTTGCGGCCAAAATGGGGATGTCGCATTCCCAGCTTTCGCTGACCTTCAGCGAGCAGCGCCGCATGCAGCTGGACGAAGCGGCTCAGCTTGCCGAGATCCTTGGCGTGCCGCTTCACAGGGTAGCCGAGGCGGCCGGCGTCGGGACGCAGCGGGCGAACGGCCGGCGCATCACGGTGATCGGCGCCATGACCGGAGACGGTACGGTCGACCTGTACCCGCAAGGCGTCATCGAGCGCACCGCATCGCCGGATGCCGCGCTGCCGGAGAATGTGGTGGCGGTCCAGGCGCGCACCGCCGACACTGCCTTGTCGTGGGCTGACGGCTGGGTGTTCTTCTGCGTAAAGACGGATGAGGTCGAGCCGGACGCGATCGGGCGCTTCTGCTTGGCGAAGGTCGACGGCGGACCTGCCGTGCTGGCCACCGTGCGGCGCGGCTATAGGGAAGGCACGTTCAACCTGTCCGGACCCTACACCAAGGACTCCGAGCGCCTGGAGTGGGCAAGCCCGATCCTGATCAGCAGGATGTAACCAGCGCACCGATTCACGAATCGTTTTGCATGAAACGCGAAAAAGGTGGTTGCGCAGTCGCACCAGTTGAGCCATGATTCGCACCGTCAGCACGGTGCTGGCCCAACTGATGAGGCATCACATGAACCGCGAAACCATCGAATGCGCCGATGAGGCAGCCTGGCTTGCGCTCCGCCAGAAAGACCTGACTTCTACCGAATGCGCCGCCCTGTTCGGCTGCTCGCCCTACGCCACCGAGTACGAGCTGTTCCACCGCAAGACCGGCCAGCTTGAGGCCGAGTTCGAGGTGAACAATCGAATGGTGTGGGGCAATCGCCTGGAGGCGGCCATCGCCTACGGCATTGCTGAAGACTTCGGCCTGCTGGTTGAGCCATTCAAGGCATACGTCCGCATCCCCGAGCTGCGTATGGGCTCCAGCTTCGACTTCAAGATCGTCGGCATCGCCGAAGGCTTCAAGGGCGACGAAACCTACCGCGACCTGTTCCGCCAGCACGGCGTCGGCATCATGGAGATCAAGAACGTCGATGGCCTGGCGTTCAAGCGTGGCTGGATCGCTGATGGCGACAACCTTGAAGCGCCGCCGCACATCGAGCTGCAGGTCCAGCACCAGCAGGAAGTCGCCGATGTCGAGTGGACGATGATCGCCCCGTTGGTAGGTGGCAACACGCCGCAGCCGTTCCACCGCCTGCGCAACCGCGAATACGGTGCTTTGATCGTCGAGCGGATCACCGCCTTCTGGTCCTCTGTCGACGCTGGCATTGCTCCTGAGCCGGACTATGCCAAGGACGGCGACACCATCGCCAAGCTGTTCGCCAACGACAACGGCCAGACGGTGGATATGACCGGAAACAATCGGCTGGCTGAGCTGGTTGCCGAATACAACGCCGCGTCCGCTGACGAGAAGGCCGCCAAGGCTCGCAAGGATGCCGCCAAGGCCGAGACGCTGATGCTGATCGGCGAGGCATCCAAGGTCATCGGCTCCGGCTTCACGATCAGCGCCAGCACCACGAAGCCCAGCCAGGGCAAGCTGATCACCGAGGCGGATGTCGGCTCCTACGTCGGCGGCCGGTCTGGCTACCGCGGCTTCCGTGTGACCGTGAAGTAAATCGCACTGTGCCGCACCATGCTGTGCGGCACCTTTCCCCGAGGTAATCGCAATGAGCGAGCAAGATCAGAAAGGCGAAGACATGGCAGGCCCGCAGGAAAAGCCGAAGAGCCCGGCCGTAGCGTTCAGCAGCAAGCTGCAGGAGCAGCGCGAGGCGATCGCCAAGCAGCTGCCGCGCGGCATTGAAGCGGATCGCTTCATCCGTACCGCCATCACGACGGTGAACCTGAACCCTGAGCTGCTGCAGTGCACGCCGGCCAGCCTCTACGCCTCCTTCATGCAGGCCGCGAAGGATGGCCTGCTGCCGGACGGCAAGGAGGCAGTGGTTCAGCCCTACAACGTGAAGATCAAGGGGCAGAACGGCCAGCAAGACCGCTGGGAGAAGCAGGCGCAATACATGCCCATGGTGCGCGGCCTGATCCAGGTCATGTATCGCACCGGCTTCGTTGCCATGGTCGATGGCGTGGCGGTCTATGAGAAGGACCACTTTGAGTATGAGCGTGGCGACCAGCCTCGCATCGTCCACCGCCCTTACATGGGCATGGAAGACCCCGGCAAGATCATCGGCGCCTACGCGGTGATCAAGCTGACCAACGGCGAGGTCAAGCGCGAGGTGATGACCCGCCGCGACCTGCTGAAGGTACGCGAGGCCTCCAGGGCGAAGAACGGGCCAGGCTGGACCACTTGGGAAGACCAGTTCTCGATCAAGGCTGTGATCAAGCGGGCACAGAAGCAGCTCCCGACCGATGAAGCCCTGGAGCGCGTCATCCAGCACGACAACGACGCCATGGGCTTCGACTTCGGCGACCAGCCGCGCGAACTGCCGCAGCAGAACGTCGCCCGCCTGCCGTCGTCGCCGGCCCGCCCCGGCCGCCTCGACTCGATCATGGGCATGCAGAACCAGCGCCAGCCAGAACCCGTCGAGTTCGACGAGCCCCAAACCCAAGAGGACGTGCACCACCATGAATGAGCAGACCATCAACCCGATCGATGATCGGTTCCTGACCACGAAGGAACTGGCCGAGCGCTGGGGAATATCGGTCTGGTCGATGAAGAAGATGCGGCGAGCCAGCGAAGGCCCGCCCTTCATCGTGACCCGTAACCAGGCCTGCTACAAGCTGTCCGAAGTCCTCAAGTTCGAGGATGGCGGCCTGCTCAGCAAGCAGCAGCTGGCCGACCGCTGGGGCATTGGCGTCCGCGCGTTGGAGTACCGCGACCAGCACGGCGAGCTGCCGGGCAAGGTGATGATCGGCGGAAAGGTCCGCTACCGGCTGAACAAGATCATCGCCCTGGAAGACGCGCAGTCGCGCACCGGCGGCAAGCTGAACAACCCGATCGACCGCAAGTAATCCATCCCACTACCGAGGCATCACCATGAGCGAACCACTGAACGAGCTGATCGTCATCCCCCGGGAAACCGCCCTGGAGGTGTTCACCAAGGAAGGCAGCATCGAGCCCTACCTGGAGCAGATCAAGGCGGCCGTCACCGGCATCGTGCCGGACCTGTCCACCAAGAAGGGGCGCGATGCGATCGCATCCCTGGCCTACAAGGTCGCCAAGTCGAAGACCTACCTTGACGGCGAAGGCAAGCGCCTGGTCGACGAATACAAGGAGATCCCGAAGAAGATCGACGCCACCCGCAAGAAGGCGCGCGACTTCCTCGATCAGCTGAAGGACGAGGTTCGCCAGCCGCTGACCGATTGGGAGAACGCCGAGAAGGCGCGCGTCGATAGCCTGAAGCAGCGCCTAGCCTTTTTCGAAACCGTATGCCAGGGCCTCGAAGACCTGTCGTCTGCAGAGATACACGCCCGCATAGCACAGGTGGTCAACACCGAAATGGGCGAAACATGGCAGGAGTTCGCCAGCTACGCCGAGCAGGCCAAGATGGGCGCCGAGCGCACCCTGGCCGCGGCCTTCCAGAAGCGCCAGCAGTATGAGGCCGAACAGGAAGAGCTCGCCCGCCTGCGCCGCGAGGCAGAAGAGCGCGCCCAGCGCGACCGCGAAGAGCAGATTCGCCGCGAAGCTGCCGAGCAGGCCCAGCGCGAAGCGGAGGCCCGCCAGCAGGCCGAACGCGACGAGGCCGCACGCAAGGTCCGGGAAGCCGAGGAAGCCACGCAGCGCGCAGAACAGGAGCGCCTGCGCCAGCAGCAGGAGAACGAGCGCCAGCTGCGCGAAGCCGAGGAACGCGCCGAGCGTGCCGCCGAGCAGGAGCGCCAGCGCATCGCCGAAGAACAGCGCCAGGCCGAAGAGGAAGCCCGCCGCCGCGAGGCCGACCGCGAGCACCGCAAGGCGATCAACACCGCCGCGCTCGAGGCTTTCATGGCGGAAGGCATCGACAAGGAAACCGCTATCAAGGTCATCACCCTGATCGCGCAGCGCAAGATCCCGGCGATCTCGATCCAGTATTAATCGACCAACACCCGGGCGCTACGGCGCCCCAACAACACGAGGCATCAGCCCATGATCAATGACAACACCCTGAACGAGGCCATCGCCGAGGCGCAGCGCTTCATCAAGAGGGCAAAGGAACTCCAGGCTGCCAGCAATGAGAGCGTTGGCGAGCGCGGTCACTGGTCGACGGTTGCCGAGCACGCCGCCTGCAAGCGCGCCAGCATGGACCTTACCCGCAAGCTGGCCGACCTTCGGGCAGGACGGTGACGCATGAAGATCCTGCTGATCTGGCTGTGCGCCAGCGCGGCCTTCGATAGCTGCGAGGTTCACGCCCTGAGCCAACCAATCACCCCGAAGCAGTGCGAAGCGATGTCCAGCGTCTATGCCGAGGTGCTGGGCCCTGCCGAAAACTACCGCCTGATCTGTGAGGATGCGCAGCTATGAGCAAGCGCTTTGGGCGCAACCAGCGCCGCCGGCTCCTGCAGCAGGTTGAAATCCTGCAAGCAACAAGCAAATTGGAAAAGGGACTGCTGGACCACCAGCGAACGATCATTAACCTGCAGCGCCGAGTGATTGAGCGGGTGCGCCATGTGATTGGCCCTAACTTTGCCGGGCTAGATCCTGAAACGATTGAAGCTGTAGGCCATGACGGCTTCGTGCGATTGCCGCGCCTGACCAACGTCCATTCGTTCGAGTCGATGTCATCACTCAATCAGGTCGTGAATCTGGAGAGCATTATTCATCAGCTGGAGGTCATGCAGCCTTCCCTGGAGCTCGACAGGCTTAGAGGCATGGTTCATGTTCGAGTCCTGAGCCCAAGCCGACAGGCAGCCTACGCCTGCAACGAGCAGGCGCTGAGCGGGCTTGGACGGCGCCATGCCGCCGAACTGATAGCGCGCGAACTTGCAAGCTTCCTGGTAAAGGAGCTACCACAGTGACCGCGCTTATCACCCTGCCGAAGTGGCTGACCCGCACGCAGTCGATGCAGTTCAACAGCGTCGACGTGGTGCTGATTATGGCGTTGACCCTGCGCATTCACGGCACGGCCGATGCCATCCGCCAGACCGCGCGCAACCTGCGCTTCAAGGTCTGCATGGAGCACCAGCCGAAGATGAAGGCGCTGGCCAAGCTGGAGAAGGACGAGGAAGTCATTCTGTGCGCGTTCAACATCGTGCAGCGGGCGACCGACGCCATGGGCATTCACCCGGGCAAGCTGTTCGAGGTGCTGCCGCCGGCGGAGCTGCAAGACCCGCCGCGCTGCCACTACAAGCCCATGCGGCTGGCCGGCGAGCCAGGAAGGCGGCACTGGCAATGCCAGCACTGCAGCCACACGAAGCAGATCAATCTCTGAAACCACGCAACTATCGGCGCCGTCCTGACTGGCGCCAGGGAGGATTATGAACCAGTTCAACATCGGCGACCGCGTGAAGAAGGTCACCGGCGACTACCAGATCACCGGCGAGGTTCGCTCGGTCTTCACCAAGGCCAACGGCGAGACGCGCCTTGTGGTCGAGCACAATGCCGAAGGCGGCAGCAGCTTCCTGCATATCTACGGGCCGGCGAACCTGGAGCGCATCGCATGAGCAAGTGGGATGCCCGCATGCTGGCCGTGGCCAGCCTGATCTCAGGCTGGTCGAAAGACCCCAGCACCGGCGTCGGCGCCGTCATCGTCGATCCTCAAAACCGCGTGGTGTCGATGGGGTTCAACGGATTCCCGCGCGCAGTCAAGGACAGCGCCAGCGCCATGCTGGACCGCGACGAGAAGCTGCGCCGCACGATCCATGCCGAGGACAACGCGCTGCTGTTCGCCCGGCGCGACGTGGCCGGCTGCTCGATCTATGTGACGCATCCGCCCTGCGCGCGGTGCGCCGCGAAGATCGTCCAGGCCGGCATCGTCCGCGTCGTCACCATGCCGCCGGCGGAAGGCTTCATCGAGCGCTGGGCCGCCGATGCTGCCAGTTCGGCCGCGATGTTCGCCGAGGCCGGCGTCACCTTCGAATACATCAACCCGACCCTAGGAAGCACCGAAGAATGACCATCGTGAAGCGCATCGGCGACCATGATCTGCCGCTGCCCAAGCAGGAAAGCCTCGACGCCGCCGGCTACGATCTGCGATCCACCATCTGCGTGACCCTCTACCCTGGCCAGCGCCTTGCGATCCCGACCGGGTACGCTTGGATTATCCCGATGGGGATGGTCGGCCTGGTCCAACCGCGATCCGGCCTGGCCGTGCGGGATGGGATTGACACCCTGGCAGGTGTGATCGATGCCGATTTTCGCGGCGAGGTGCGTGCCGTGCTGATCAACCACGGCGACCGGCCGGTGACCATTGCCAAGGGCGAAAGGATCGCCCAGCTGGTGATCACGAACTACTAGGGGAGCCCGCAGAATTCGGAAAAAATCGTACGCCAAGGCAGTCACCCAACTCGGCTAAGTGCTGGATCTCTAGCAGGGGATGCCG